CGGAAGGATTTGTTTAAAATGGAAGAGCTTCCGGAGTTCTTTGCCGATTTGGGGTTCACAATGAAAGTAGAGAAACCTGTTTATGTGTTTGAGGAGATCGAATTTTGCCAAAGCCAGCCTATCTGGACGCCAGAAGGCTGGTTGATGGTGCGCAAGGTTCCAGATTCCGTCGCGAAAGATTCTATATCTGTCAAACCCCTTGATAACCCCAAGGTGTTTCGCAGGTGGATGAAGGCTGTAGGATTAGGAGGATTATCACTCACCGGAGGAATACCCATTGTACAAGAATTGTACAAGAAGTACTCTGACGTTGGAGGTGATGTAAAGCCACTTGAAGGCGATCCAACGATGGAAACTGGTATGATGATGCTAGGGAAAGGGATGAAGAGGGAATATTGTAACATTCATCCATTAACACGCGTCTCCTTTTGGAGGGCGTTTGGGATCCCTGTGTCAAAACAACTGGCGATCGAAAGCGAGATAAGGAGTAAAAGTATAGATTACAAATTGTTGAGCACAATGGATGGCCTTGCAGGTTTGCACTTGTAAGGTCTCACTGCAGCACACTCTGCTAAGCTAAGTTCGGTAGGCAGGCTAGGAGTGACGGGATGCGAACCCGCAGTAAGCGAGCCGCTCTTGGAAGGAATCGTCCGACTTAGAGTGTAGACCCAACCAAGCTACCCAACAGACACAACTGTAAAGCGAATGGCCTACGACACAGGCCATGGGGTTGATTCATGTAATGACCCAAAACTATTATTTTAGTGCTAACCAAAATGCCAAGAGACTGCACGGAGTCCCCAGATATTTGGTTTTGAATCGATGTACAGTCCTCATGCATTGAGTATCCCATACAATGCGAAACAAAACAAAAACAAAACAGAAGGTAACTGCAAAACCAAAGAAGGCAACCCCATTCGCTGATGCAGGATACATAGTCGGATCAAAGGTATCAACTATGTTCAATGCGCCTTGGGCCAAGGGAGTTGGAAAGTGGTTGGGTTCTGGTATCGGTCAGATATTTGGATCGGGTGATTATCAAGTTGTGGGCGGCAATCCTGCCTACAACGTGCTATCAAACGGAAATCAAATACCTAAGTTCAACACCGAGAAACAAACCAACATCATCTGCCACAGGGAATATCTTGGAGATATTACAGGCACAGCAGGGTTCAATTTGGTTAACTACCCATTGAATCCAGGCTTACCCAAGACATTCCCATGGTTGTCTACCATTGCTCAAAACTACCAGGAGTACAAGTTTCACGGAGTCATTTTTGAATTTAGATCATTAGTGACAGATTTCGTGACAAACGGTGCTCCAGGAGTGGTTATAATGGCAGCCAATTACAATGCAGATGCAAAGAACTACACCACTAAACAGGAAATGGAAAATTCTGAGTATGCAGTGTCAGTGAAGCCCACTAGGGACCTCATTCACGGCATTGAGTGTGCAACTGATCAGACACCATTGCGACAGCTTTACATCAGATCTGGATCCGTCCCAGCTGGACAAGATCTAAGGTTATATGATTTGGCTAACTTCCAGTTTGCCACTCAAAACAACCCTTTACAAAATTTAGGTGAGTTATGGGTGTCTTACTGTGTGGAGTTTTTCAAACCAGTCCTACCTAATGATGTAGGCGGCAACACAAGATCTACACACGTAGTCAGATTTGGAACAAATCCTGCTAACCCATTGGGTGCATCAGCACTCTCTATTACAGGAGACCTCCCAGTATCGGTAGCTCCATCATCATTTTTCGCTGAAGTTTATCCAGGAAACTACTACTACCTGACCATCACTTGGCAAGGTACCACAGCAGCTTCATTGGCTTACCCTGCAATCACCTTTTCAGGGTGCACCAAGGTAGCTATGTGGACAACGTCACCAACCGACCAAGTGCTATCACCTGGACCAGGAACGACCACATTAGTAGCAACCTTCTCAGCGATCCTTTTGGCAAACAATGACAGTTTTTCATTAGGATTTACGATGACAGGATCACCTGTATTACCAGGAGGGTCCACCTCATGTGATATAATTTTAGCTTCATACTCAACAGAAGCTATTTGAGTACTTCTTTGTTGAGGCGGCAGGAAGATAGGGGCCTAACGCACCCCCCGCTCCGAGTTTTGGAAGAAATATCCCGATGACTAATATCTCTAATGTCATCGTAGTCCCAGAGATGAAGCATGTAAGCATGTATCTGATGGAAATTGGCGA